ATGACCACACTGGTACCCCCTACAAAATTTTGCATTTACTCAGATGATTCTAGGGCTGGCACCCTGAATTTTATCAATTCGATTGAATCGATTGGTGTTAAAAACAAAGGTCGAGTTATAGTTGATTTGTCTAAGGTAAAGTTTGCCTCAGCTGCGGCATCGGTACTGTTTTTTGCCATAGTAAATAGAGCTCAATTTTTAACCAAGGATCCAAATTTTATACGTTTTAAATGGCCGAAAAAGGATGACAACCCTGATGGTCATAGGTGGATTGTTGGTACCGGTCTTGCTCGTGCTTTGCTTGCCGGTACTGAAGAGAAACTGGATGCGCTTACGAGGGAGGAACGATACTTTCAGTCAGCTGTCGAACCTTATGAGCACATTGTTGAAACAGTGCTCATGCTTCAGAAAAGTGCTCTGCTTAATGATGATCAGTTAGGCTTGCTGCTGACGGCGATTAGCGAAGCTCTACTAAATGTTTCTCATCATGCGTATGAAGATGAGGGATTTGAGTCCGATATTCAGCTTCTGAAAGGTAAGCGATGGTGGCAGTGCGCTTGGTTCAATCCAGATGAAAATAAAGTCGTTTTTATCGTTTGTGACCTAGGATTGGGGATTTTTAGAAGTTTCGTGCCTCATGGTGATGGTCATAGCATTCAAAACGAAGTATCTTCTGTGGAAAGAGCTATGTTAGTAGGAGAGTCCCGCTTTGTTGGTTCAGGACGGGGAAATGGCTCTGAAGATATCAAGAGACCTATTGGAGCAGGTTGCGAGGATAACGAGACACTTCTGATACTAACAGGAAGGGCTCGTTATAACTATAATTCTAATGACAGTAGTCCTCGTTGTGAGAAACTGGCAGAGTACATACCAGGTACTTTACTACAATGGTCGCTGGTTCCTAGGAGATGATTTTATGAGAAATATCGTCATAGCGAAGGAGTTCTCCAGAACACCATTCGGGCGTTATACAACGGATAGTCCGCACAGTGCGGAAAGATTTCGCAGAGAGTTTTTGGTGCCTGCGCTTAACGGCGCAGAACAGGAGATTGTGGTTGATTTCCGCGGTATAGCATTGGGTGTAGGCTCCTCATTCTTAGAAGAAGCGTTTGGAGGTCTCATCCGTAAGGAAGGAATTCCGAAAGCTAACGTCAAAGCACGCTTGGTTATAAAAAGTGATGTTCCTTTCTACAAAGAACAGATTGATAAATTTATTGATTTAGCGCAACCAGAAAGAGCATAAGAGGCGATAGTTGGCCAGTACGGAATCAGTGTCATTGGTAGCACAAATAGGGCAGTATTCGTGGTGTATCACTGTAGTTGGCGTCTGCTTAGGTTTGATTGGGTGGCGAGTTGCATATAACAATTCCGTAAAACTGGCGACACGTTCTGAGTCGAAATCAATCATTGATGCTATCTCAAAGTTAGTTATTGAAATTTCAGATATTTCCTCTGGTTTTTGGCTTAATCAGATATCCCAACCCAAAATCAGAGCATCAAAGCATCGATTGTTAAGGTTGCAAAAGGATAGAACAAAGAGTTCGGTCTCATATTTGTTAACTATCTTGGCTAAAGCCCAACAAGTTTCCAAACTTATTTGTATTTTGGAAAGCAGAGGGTTACATATACCTGACGGATTGCTATCATCCGTACTTGAGAAAGCAACTCTTGATTGTGAAGCCGCTCATAAACTCTCAGATGCTGAACGACCAGTTAAAGCGCAAGAAGTAATTGATGCTTGTATGGGGGTTATTGAAGCGTTGCATACCTCTTTTCAAAGGTACCATCCTCCAAAAAAGGATAGTACCTTGATGCAAAGGTTAAAGATTTGGTTTCAAACAGTAGACGATTGGCATAATGACTTAAAATGAAACCTTTTTATTTTTGATGCTTGTCCTTCCATCGTACTCTTTCAAATATTGTCCATAGTGCCTGAATAACATTTCAGGCCCTTTATGGCCCATCTGATTCGCCAGCCAAAACAGGTTGGCTCCACTGCTAATATGGCAGGTGGCGAATGTGTGTCTTGTTTGGTATGGGTTACGATACCTGATGCCTGCTTTTCGTAAAGTTGGCACCCATGCTTTTTTCCTGATCGCATCAGCACTTGCCCACGGCTTATTGGTCTTTGGATCTTCAAAGATGGTAGCGTCCTTCATGAAAGTGAACGATTTCTGATTTATCAGAGCCGACATAGCTTCATCTGTCAGTTCAACTTTTCGGGTACCTGCTTTTGTCTTGGTCCCTTTGATCACACCAACAACACTAGCACTCTGAACATGAGCGGTCTTTTCAATGAAGTCGATGTCACACCAACGAATAGCACACAGTTCAGAACTACGCAGCCCGGTTTGTATCGCGAACCTGAAAAGATTCTCCCACTGCTTATTGCCAGCAGCAGAGAGCAAAGCATCAACTTCTGCTGGTGATAGCGGATCAACCACATAACTACTTTCTGTCTCAGATTTATCACTTTGGTATCGTGAGGCTGTTACCAGCGATACAGGGTTAATCTGAAGCACACCATCCGTCACCGCTTCATCCAAAGCTGAGCGTAGGAAGGAAAGTTGGTTTCGAATAGTCTTCAATGTTGTTTTCTGGCTCTGGATCCATGTCTTCAATGCGGCCGGCGTCAACTCACTTGCGGGAAAAATATGAAGTGATGACAGCGCGCTTCGGCACTTCTTATATCCGCCAATTGTTGAAGGGGATAGTTTCCTCGTTTCGCATATCACCAGATACTCGTCCAGGTACATCTTCACCGTTTTGCCTGCGGCAGCGTTGCCGAAAATTTTTAACCGGGTAGAACGGGGAAAGTATTCTGCATAAACAAATGTTCCCCTTTCGATCTTGTTGTGGATTTCGCCGAGTGTGCGCTCGGCGTATTTGATGTTTTTAGGGGTTACGTCCAGATTAGAAAGGGGCTCACGGCATTTAACCCCTTTATAAGTGAAAGTAATATTGATGGTTTCGCCGTTGCGGTGTTTCCTGATGGTTACGCCGCGCGGGAGCTTAGGCGATTCTGTCGTGCCCATTTTGCAACCTCACTAAGATCAATCCATCTTTCCTTAACGCCGTCGACCTTTAGCACCTGAACCCCTTCACGCCATACTCCACGTTGCACTCGTTTGTTGATGGCATCCGGGGTTTCGCCTGTCTCTTTGCAATAAGTTGAGATGGGAACACAATCGAGGCTCAGCATATATTTCTCCATTACCCCGGCTGCACCCGGGGAAAATTTTAGCTGTTGCTGGTGGTTGGGATTAGTTTCTGCCAAATCGCTGAAACATATTTCGCCTGGTGGCGGGCATCAGCCAGTGCGTTATGTGCTACCCCATCGAATGGCATATCTCGTTTTGGATCGAAACCTACAACTCTGCCTAATGTGACGATGGTTCTGACGTCGTGATCATTCCAAAATTGCCATGGGCAAACCTGGCCGGCACGCTCATATGCGCCGCGCAATATAACGTTGTCGAAAGTAGCTCCATTGCCCCAAACTTTTAAATATTTAGGGTTATCAGAATGCCGATTAATGAAATGGCTCAGTTCAGATAGGGCAGATGATATCGGCATCGCATCATCAACACAGATTGCTGATCGTGCTTCTGAGCTTTGTCTTAACCACCACAGAATAGTGTCACCATCCGGCACCGCTCCCTGCTCCATAGCGCTTTCAAGATTAACAGCGGTATAAAACTCCTGACCCAGTTCACCGCTTTGCGGATCGAAGAATACGGCACCAATGGAGACAATAGGGGCATTCGGTTTTTTGCCCATGGATTCAAGGTCGATCATTAAGTTGTTCATGTTAAATATTCTCCTGTTTTGGTGCTGCTTTAATCATTGCTGCCCAGCACAACTCAGCCCGGCGCGCCGCCTGTCGGCATCCACTCAATGCTTCGTATTCCTCCCACTCTTTTTCATCGCTGAAGTGCGGGTCTGGAATCGATTCGAAGCCGTTAATAATCATGTCCTCGGTCGGAACGATAGGCACCAGCACATAGCCATTCGGAATCACAGGAGAGTTGCCAGCTTTGCGGCGCTCACTATCCAGGTCTGTTTGCAACTGGATTACCCACCGGGCAAGCTCTCCCTTTTCACCGCTTTCGCGCCGCATATCCTCCAAACGGTATTTATCAATCATTACTGTTATCCTCGCAGCAGTAGTGCCGCCCCTCTGGGTCAGTAGATATATGCCCGCAGATATCGCATTCAATTTCCGGAAGCATCAGTTCTGACTGCTCTTTGATATGCAGTCGCGGTTCACCGTCTTCCGGCTCTGGCCATTTGCGCTGCTTGTTCACTACCAGCTTTTCTACCATCGCCTGGTTAATCTGCTCGTCACTGATACCGACACGACGTTGCGCATCCCATAACAGGAATTGTATGTCTGCCCATTCGCTCAGGTCGCCTGGTTCCGAAGCAGCCTCGAGCGCTTCTCTGGAAAGGTGCTTCAGCGGACCAACTGGACCGACATCGCCGAAAGTAGCCTGTGACCATACCGCATGCTCACGACGTACCAGTTCGCGGGCAATCACCCCAGCAATCACCTTCACAGCATCAGCCATTGCGTAGCCGAGATTACCGCCGTCGCTTTGTGCTGCTGCTTTGCTGAGTATTTCGCGTATCTGGTGCAGGCGATCGACTGATACAGGACCGTTCGCCGGGTGGTTGTTAGTTGTCATGGGTTAGCCCTCAATGCCAGCGTCGGTTAATTTCTGCTGTAAATCGACGATTGCTGCCAGAGCATATTTAATCGTCTCACTAGTTACCCTGCATGGGTAAGCGTGGTTCATTCCCTCTTTCATCAAATTAGCCCTTCCGTCAGTCCGGTAGTGATAGCAGTTAGCGCCTAAATGAATTTCGTAGGTATCGCCAGATGGACCAATAGCGATTCGCTCAGCAATAGCCATCTCACTCCCCCTTCACGCCAATGCCAGCGGCGCGGAAAAGTTGAATATCACCATCTTCTGAGTTTCTTTCACTCCAGATAAGTGACGCTTCTCGTCCACGCTCGTTGATATGCATGAGATTTCTTTCGTCTGTAAAACATGCAGGAATGAAATCTACAGGTAGGGAGTAGAGGGCAACTGCATCATCCCCCCATTGCTCAACTGCATAGTTCTCATCGGTTGTGAACCTCGACATGAATGATGTGACGTTAGCATTCCTCATCCATGCCACTGGCTTAACCTCCCGCGTCTCCAGTTCTGCTATGCGCTTCTCTGCGGCTTCCAGCTTGGCCTCAGCCTCTTTGAGCTTTTTAGCCATTCGGTTATGACCATCGACGATTCTGCAAACTTCGCGTTGAAGAGCCTCCTCGCATTGCTCCAGAGCTTCGCGGAATACGCGCATGCCTACTACTTTTTGAGGTAGCCCACTGACATAATGCAGTGGTGTGAAGAGTTCGCGTCGAGCCATCCGGGCAGCAACGATGAGCAGGATGTTTCCTGATTCGCGTGCTGATTCATCTGTCAGCGACTGTTTGTTGAGTGCTGTCATTGTGCTGCTCCTTTTCTGGCTGTATTCAACAACTGGTTAAACATCATGGTTAGGCTGTTACTACACCCAAACGGCATATCGTTAACACGGTATGTTGGAATGCCCTTGCGAACACCAGACTTCACGATACGGCCAGTGCCATAGAGTTGCGATAATGCGCCAGCGACCGCGGGTGTCTTTTTGTTCATACCTTTGGCGATTTCACCGCTGGTGGTATTCGGATGAGCCTGGAGATATTCAAATACGGTCATGGCGTTTTACCTTTACGTTCCTGTTCCAGTTGCACCAGAGATTCTTTTAATGCTGCGAACGTAGCTTCCAGTCTGGTGGCGACTTCGCGCATAAGCGGTGCATGCTTTGGTGGCAATTCAGCAACGGAGGCAAAAGCCTCCGCAACGAGTTCTTTTACCTTCATGCGGCGCATCGGCGCAGCTCCACCAGTTCGTTAAAGCGATTCATGAACAGGCCATAGGCTTGACCAGGACGGAGAGGGATAACCTGAACGAGATCAGAGCAGGGAATACCTTCGAGAATTTCCCACTTCGAACCGTCATCGATTTCCAGATCACGGCGCTCGGTAGCTAACATGGTTAGATCGGCATATTTCACGACAGCAGCTTGTTCAAGTGAGATACCGAATTTAAAGCGGATAAGACCATCAACATAAGTTTCCATGCGTTGGTAGTCAGGTAACATGGCTTTGAGCGGAGCAGGAATATCCTGGCAATATGCCTCCGCAGCGTCGTGCATCAGCGCTTCAAAGGCGAACTCTGGCGGTACAATCTGGCTTACAAGCACAGAGTGCTGAGCCACGCTGTAGAACTCTGGCAGATGCCCAGCGAATCGACAGATGTTGGAAAGAGCAGTCGCGATATCCTCAACATCGATATCGTCGATTGTGGCGGTCAGGTAGTTAAATTTTTTACCGGATAATGTCTGAATGTAGCTCATGGTTTTCTCCATATTGGCGCGCTGCACCGCGCAGATTTTGGTTGCACGAATCCCTCGCCGGGTGGCGATAATTAATGGAATTACGCTTCAATAAATCCCCGCGGCGCCGGGGATTTAATGCAGAGCAATTAGGCTTTAAAGTTACCGATGAAAGTTTCCACTGATTCACCTTCGAACTTGCTGATCAGCAAATCGCGGAATTCGTTGGCGATCTCTTCTTCCTGGGCTTCAAGTTGGACGATGCGCAGAACAAAGCAGGGTTCATCGCTGGTCAGCAGGCTGTTACGCAAGTTAAAGCGGCGTTCGCCCAGACCTTCATACGGCACACATTTGAACTCGAACGCCACAGGCATTACGTCTTTGCTGCTTGCTTCTACGCTTTGCATCAGCGATTTTTTACCAGCGAAATCACCAGTTTCATGGTCCTGCTGTGTTGCTTGCTGAATAGTGATACGACGCACAGCTTGAGCCGCCTGGGAAATCTGCATCGTATTGCCATCAGCATCAAACGCCAGCAGGTAATCGCTCCAGTCTTCCAGCCATTCAGCAATTTGCTTTTGCTTCAGACGTTGACCATCGATCTGCAGTAACGCGCGGAACGGGGCGGTTTTCTTCAGGGTGATTGAAGCAACGTTATCGGCGTGACCGGGATTATCCAGGGTTCCGATGTTGAACACTGAACGGGCGGTCATGTTGTCAGCGTCAATGAAGCAACGAGCTGGCTCGCTGTCGCTGGCATAGCCTTTAGAATAACGTGCGAAGTCGTCAATACTGGTTGTGGTCATTGCACCACGAAAGCGGAAACGCTCCAGAGAAAAGCGCTCGAGGCTTTCAATGCCAGTACCCTCTGGCAGTAATGCGGTCGGGCAAGCCAGGCCATGAATATCATTCAGGTGATAACCGGAAAGAACCAGGTCTTTGACCTGCTTGAAGGTACCGCTGTCTAACTGAGACATAAAAATTCCTTAAAGATAGATGTAGAAAAACTGAAACTATGGGCTATCAATCGCGGCTTAGTTCGCCGCGCGTAACTTTCCGTCCGGGTCCCCGCCGAGGGTAAACAAGTTGCCCTGGTCTTCCTGCAGGATGGTGAGCTTCCCGCCTTTGTTAACCCACATAGGGGTTTCGGTTGTGTCCTCTTCTGAGGCTTTACCACGCGGTGTCGGGGTGCTGTAGTTCAGCTTGTGCTTGATCTTCACGCGCTTCTCTTCAACGGAATTACCCATACGCTCAAAATCAAAGGTGAGGACTACTTTGCCTTTGTTGCCATTGTTCAGAACGCCAAGCGCGGTGGTATTAAGTGCTGCCGCGATTTTGTTCATGAACACGCCGGCATCCAGTTCGCCAAGAAAATCTGGCACTACGGTCATGCGGTCATTACTCATGGTTTTACCCTCGTTAAGGCGGCTGCAACCGCCGAACTTTCTCCATACACAACAGAGAAGGGCACCTGCATTGGTCGGCGGCTTGCAGAGACCGCTTTCTTTTTGCCCGGGTGGATTGGGTTATGAGCCCGTCGCCCGGTGATGCCCTTTTCTGTTGTGCCCTGAAAAAAGCTGGCGGTTACCGGACAAGTGGGAAAACACCGGGCCGCCAGAACAGGGAAGTACTTGTTATTGCTTTGGCCTGCTTTTAACCACATCAGGCGCGGTGGTAGGTATCTTCGGGCGGGGCGCTGGCGACCAACCAGCTACAACCCCTACGGTATTTACACTCCACGCCGTGGGTTAACGGCTCCGTATCGTGGCTGAGTTTCTGTTGCTGGTGGTCAAGCCAGCTTCGCAACCCTTCCCGAAGACACCTGTCAGCGAATCATCCGGTTATTCATACGCCACCGGCGGCTACTTCGTGGGCGTCCTGCCTGTTCGCTGCTGATGAATGAAATCTAACTTAACTTAGCTTTTGGATCAAGAAAAAACACCAAACTATTCTTAGTTTGATGTTAAGAGGAAGGTTAGAGGTGGGTTAAAGCTCGTACTGAACGCCTTTGACAACTCCAATGATCAGGCAATTACCGTTTATTGAAATGTTTGGATAGCGTGGATTTAAGGGAACTAAGAACTTTTGAGGACCATCGATGACGAGTTTTTTTACAGTAGCCTCGTTTGTACCATCAAGTCTGGCTACGACTATCTTTCCATTAAGTGGCTCTGCATCAGGGTCCACTATGACTGTTGCCCCTTCAGGGATTGTCGGAAGACCATTAGGGTTTGTCATCGAATCACCTTTGACCTCCAATGCAAAGGAGCTATCACCTATCCTGAGTGATGTTTCTACCCACTTATCTACTTCACTGAAAACTTCTGCTGCTTTACATTCTGTAAACTGTCCAGCCTGAACCCAAGATATCACCGGAATCCTTCGCATCTTGGTTATCAGATTTCCTTCGAATTCAGTGCCATAGAGTATGTAATCAATTGATGTGTTGAAATACTTTGCAAGTTTCGAAAGTGACTCACCGCCTGGCACATTAATGTCTTTTTCCCAATACCCAACCGCCACATCGCTAACACCACAGAACTTACCCAGTTCTTTCTGCGAAGTTTTGGTTACGCGCCTGAGAGCTTTGATGCGCTGACCGACAGTTTCCATTTGAACACCATAAAAAATTAAAAGGCTAAGCAATCTTAGTTTTTATTGACCAAAGTTAGATTGGTTATTAATATCTAATCAAACTTAGCTAAGGGGGCATTATGACAACCGATGACATTGAAAACTACTTCGGCAGTACTGAGAAAGTTGCCGAATTTTTTGGAATCACAAGCGAGGCCGTTTACCAGTGGCGTAATAGAACTGGTCGCCTAATCCCTAAAGGACGTGCAGCAGAAGCAGCCTATCGGACTGGGGGGAAATTGGTTTTCCATCCCGACCTTTACGAAAAGCGTAGCGAAGCTTCAGTAAAACTCAAACCACAGGAAAAAGGAGTAAACCGTGGGTAAAGAACCTATTTGGAAAGGTCGAACGTCAGCCTTCCTGGCTGGTGGTAGCGATTAAAAAAACAATTACCGATCTGCCTGGTGGATATGCTGAGGCGGCGGAATGGTTGGGGGTGACAGAGAACGCATTGTTTAACCGTCTTCGTGTTGACGGCGACCAGATCTTCCCACTGGGCTGGGCAATGGTTTTACAACGTGCTGGTGGCTCAACTCATATAGCTGATGCCGTTGCGCGCCATTCTCAGGGCGTATTTGTACCGCTGGCAGATGTTGAAGATTTGGATAACGCCGATATCAACCAGCGCCTGATGGAGTCCATCGAATGGATAGGCCGTCATTCTAATTTTGTACGTAAAGCCACGGCTGATGGGGTGATTGACGCAGATGAGCGCGCTCAGATTGAGGAAAACAGCTATCAGGTTATCGCGAAGTTCCAGGAGCACGTAGCGCTTCTTTATCGAGTTTTTTGTGTCGCTGAAAAGAGTGACGCCCGCGAGTGTGCAGCTCCGGGCGCCTTGGCGAACAACTCTTCGAGTATGGAGAAATAATCCGCATGAGCAGTTTAACGGCTTTTAACCGTCTACCGCAACTCATGATGATCCCGGTTTCGGGTACTCCGTTTTTTCGGTATGAACGCAGATTATCAAACCGCTGGGTACCGTGTAACCACAGTAGGGCGGTTTCAATTGTGGGGGTCTACAGCCGGAGGGCAAAACGCCTGTGCGCGAACTTAACCGAAGGTTCAAAGACAACCGTGGAGTGCAAGTCCGTGTTATCCGCTGGGAGCCAGAAACGCAGCGCGTTATCTATCTGCGTGATGGCTACCCGCACGAATGCTTCAGCCCACTTGAGCAATTCAGGCATAAGTTCAGGGAGATAACGGACGATCATGAGCACTAAATTAACCGGCTACGTATGGGATGGTTGCGCGGCGTCGGGCATGAAATTGTCTAGTGTCGCGATCATGGCTCGCCTCGCTGATTTCAGCAGCGATGAGGGCGTGTGCTGGCCGTCCATTGAAACTATTGCTCGCCAGCTTGGCGCAGGGCCGAGCACTATCAGAACGGCAATCGCTAAGCTTGAAAAAGATGGCTGGCTCACGCGTACACAGCGCCGTAATGGTAACCGTAATGCTTCGAACGTGTACCGCCTGAATGTGGCGAAACTTCAGGCGGCCGCATTTTCTCAACTGTCAGATTCTGACACATCAAAATCTGACGCATCAAAATTTGACACCTCAAAAACTGACCCGTCGAAATCCGGCAAAAACGGCGGTTTTGACCCGTCAGAATCTGGCGGGGATCCGTCAGTAAAATCAAAACAAGATCCACAAGTAACTTCAAAACCCTCTTGTCCGGTTGCGGCGCAACCCGACCCTGAGGTTGTGATTACTGATCAGGCCAGACAGGTTTTGTCTTACCTGAACCAGACAACTGGTTCACGCTACCAGGTATGCAGCTCGTCGCTGGAGAACATTCGCGCCCGTCTGCGGGAACAGTTCACTGTTGATGATCTGTGCCTTGTGGTGGATTACAAAAACGCTGATTGGCGTGATAGCAAGCAGGCTCAATACCTCCGCCCGGCAACTCTGTTTATTCCAAAAAACTTCCCCGGTTACCTGCAAAGCGCGACCAAATGGTCTGCCGCTGGGCGACCTGAACGAGTTAACGGTAAATGGGCGACTAACTCAGCCAGCCGCGCAAACTTCCAAAATGTTGACTACTCACTGCCAGAAAATTCGGGGTTCCGCTCATGATGCCAAATAAATATTGCCAGGCGCTGGCAGCACTGCGCAGCAAACCAGCCCATGAATTGAAAGAGGTTGGCGATCAGTGGCGGACACCGGATCTGCTTTTCTGGGGTATCAACGCGCTATTTGGTCCATTAGTTCTGGACTTGTTTGACGACGACGACAACGCGAAGTGCCCGGCATGGTACACCGCCGAAGATAACGCGCTGACGCAGGACTGGTCTGAACGTCTGGCAGAACTGGGTGGCGCTGGCTATGGCAACCCACCGTATAGCCGTTCGCAGTACCACGAGAAACAGGCGATCACTGGTATGACGCACATCATGAAATACGCAGCAGCCCAGCGCGAGAAGGGCGGTCGCTATGTATTCCTGATAAAAGCCGCGCCGAGTGAAACGTGGTGGCCGGAAGATGCCGATCACATTGTATTCATTCGCGGGCGTATTGGGTTCGATCTTCCTGTGTGGTTTGTACCTGCCGACGAAAAACAGAAACCCACCAGCGCGTTTTTTGCCGGTGCCATAGCTGTATTCGATAAGTCATGGCGTGGTGAGCGGTTCAGCTATATCAACCGTACAGAACTGGAGGCAAAAGGTCGGGCGTTTATGGCTTTGGCACAATTTGCCGCCAGCAAGCCTCAATCTGCAACTGCCACACCTACTGCAGCTGATAAGCCAGAAGCAGAGTTGCCACTCACCCAGAAAGATATTTTTGATGTCAGGGGTGTAGAGGCGTGGGCATGCGTTAGAGCTGCGTTTGGCGATAAAGAAGAATACACATTCAGTGAATCGAAGTTTGGGCATACCTGGGCGGCGGATTCTGTCGAAGCTCCAGAATTCACTCAGGTATCACCATTAACGATCGACAAAGCGAAGCTGCTTATTCGTGAGAGTATTTTGTTCGGTGTGGATGAGTGGCTGTTGTCGATTGAATTCGATGACGCTGCTGTGCGCATGGATATGTCGGAACGTATTCGCACTGTTGCCCTTGAAGCATCTGGTGAATATGGCATGAACAGCACTGATTTCATTGCAGCTATGGGAAGCCTTGATGTTTCCTGTTGGTCCAATATTCGCCAGATCCGCATGCACATCCGTGATAATGCTAAACCAGTAGCGGATCCGCTTCCCGAGTCCCGTATCTGGCCGCTGGAGGTTGGAATTGTATTCGACCAGGTGGATGGTGCTGACATGCTGGATGAGTCACAGCAACACAAGCTGAAAGCCAACATCAATCAACTCTGGCTGGAACGAACGTCCACCAGCGAAATCATTACTGTAGCTTCTGAACTTGTTCGCAATATGCGGGGAGAGGCCGCGTGAAACTGGTCCTGCCTTTTCCTCCGAGCGTGAACACTTACTGGCGCGCACCTAACAAGGGGCCGCTGGCCGGTCGTCACCTCATTAGCGCTGATGGCCGTAAATACCAAAGCGCTGCCTGCGTGGCGATCATTGAGCAATTACGACGTCTCCCGAAGCCATCGACTGAACTGGCAGCGGTAGAAATCACTCTGTACCCGCCGGATGCGCGCCGCCGGGATATCGATAATTACAACAAAGCCCTGTTTGACGCGCTGACGCATGCGGGGGTCTGGGAAGACGACAGCCAGATTAAGCGCATGCTGGTGGAATGGGGACCCGTAGTGCCGAAAGGTCGGGTAGAGATAACGATCAGCAGATATGAACCGGCGGGTGCAGCCGCCTGATATGGAGAAAAGTATGAGCCAGTTAGCAACAACAGCATTAACCATGTCCAGCAGCGATATTGCTGAGCTGGTGGAATCACGACATGACCATGTTAAACGGTCCATTGAACGCCTGGCAGAGCGCGGTGTTATTGAACTCCCCCCAATGGGGGAAGTTAAAAATCACCTCAATCAGTCGGTATCGGTTTATCTGATAGGGAAGCGGGACAGTTATATCGTTGTCGCGCAGCTGTCGCCGGAGTTTACCGCGCGTCTGGTTGATCGCTGGCAGGAGCTTGAGCAGGCACAGCAGCAGACGATTCCTCAATCATTCTCTGAAGCCTTACGTCTTGCAGCTGACCTTGCAGAACAAAAACAGCAGTTGACTAACGAACTGGCTGCCGCGGCGCCGAAGGTAGCGTTTGTTGATCGGTACTGTACAGCCAGTGGGTCAATGTCATTCCGCCAGGTGGCAAAACTGCTTAAGGCCAAAGAGCCAGATCTGCGGTTATTCCTCCTTGAGAACGACATCATGTATCGCCTTGGCGGAACGATGACCCCACGGCATCAGCATATTGATGCGGGCCGTTTTGAAGTGAAAACCGGCACATCCGTAACCTCAAATCATGCATTCAGCCAGGCACGTTTCACGGCGAAAGGCGTGCGCTGGATTGGTGGACTGTGGGCAGAACACATTGCCAGGGGGCAGGTCGCGTGAGAGCTCTGCTTACCCCCGAGATCGCCCATCGTATGGGGATTGTGCTGTTCCGCCCCGGTGCGGAACTGATGCACCTCTTCATGCGTGGTCGCGTTCTGCTCGAGCCTGAACCAGAAGAAATGGCGTCATTCAGTACCGGGGCTGTTCCGGCAGCCATTCAGCCGCTGGCTGATGATCCGGTAATGCGTCAGGTCTTCGAGAATGAGAGGGTTATTCAGCGTGCCGGTGGGCTTCCTTCCCTTGAGCAATGGTTGAGTAATCGGTTTGAATGCCAGTGGCCACTTTCAACGTGGCACGACAAGAACTTTACAACAATGCGGCACCCACCAGGAAGTATTCGCCTGTGCTGGCATTGCGATCACACTTTGTCGGGGCAGCATTCCGAACAGCTTGCAGATAGAGCGGCAGGAAACCTGGTATCCTGGATTCTGGAAGTCATTCGGCGTGATTCTGGTTTTCCCGAGGCGCATATCCTGACGCTTCCGGAACTGTGCTGGTGGATGGTCAGAAACGACCTGGCTGATGTTATTCCGGAAAGCGTTGCGCACAAAGGGCTGCGCCTTCCGGATGAGAAGATCCGTTCTGTCATGAGGGAAAGCGACATAGTGCCTTCCTCGTCAGCAACCAGTCTCGTGCAGGAGAAGGCGAAGAAGATCCTCACGCTCTCTGTTGATCCGGAGTCGCCAGAGTCTTTTATGCTCAGGCCAAAACGTCGCCGCTGGATAAATGAGACGTACACCCGCTGGGTTAAAACACAACCCTGTGAGTGTTGCCGACGGCCAGCAGATGATCCGCACCATATCGTAGGGCACGGTATGGGGGGGACAGCAACAAAAGCCCATGACCTCTTCGTGATCCCTCTGTGCAGAGAGTGCCACGACGAGTTACACGCCGATGTACCGGCATTCGAGCAGAAGCATGGTACGCAGCTGGAGCTGCTACTGCGTTTTATGGATCGGGCGCTGGCGATCGGCGTAATTGCGACAGCTTAAGTGTATGGAGCGCAAAGAAGCATGAATCAACAAGACCTGAATTTTGTAAGAATAGAATTGCGCCGCGCGCTACCTGATCTCTCTGGGGGAACAAAAGGGCAGCTTGAGGCTTTCAGTGAACACCCACCAGCAGACAAAAATGCCACCCCTCGCCGTGGAATTCATCTCGTCGAACTTGAAGGAGAGAAGGGACCACGCTTTGTTAACTCGCTTTCCGCGCCACTGTATGTGCTGGAAACACGTAGCCGCCGCAGGCCGATGCCACCGATAAAAGATGCGGAATTTGAGTCCGCGCCGTGGCGTAGGGCAGTGCCCGCGCTGAGTGGATACCAGCAGGCCTGGTTGCGGTACTGCTACGGTTTTGACCTTAGCTATAAGCACCAGGTGATGATGTGTGAATACGTCTGGAAAACTTATCAGAAATGCCTGGGTGAAAATTCGCTTCAGGAGCGCGTAGTAAAGAAACTGATAGGCTTGGTGTGGCTGGCAGGGCAGGAAATTGCCGCAACCAGAAATAATGAAACCTATAAAGACTATGCTGGTGCAGCGTTGGCCCGCATCGTTAGCGTTGACCGTTCGACATGGTTGCGTGTCTATTCAGGGCACTGGGCTGGGTTAAAGGCCGCTTTTACGCAGCTTGATGAATCTGCGTTGGCCATGGCTCTTGAATACTAAGAGGAAGAAGAAGCCATCAAAGTGGCAGAAATGTGAAGTAAATTTCACTATCTCCTTCAAACGCGCTTGCAAAATGCAACAAAATAAGCCATATTTAAAGCATATTTGATATGTTGCCAAAGTTTTATAAACCCGCCGATGAGCGGGTTTTTTGTCATGCGACATAGCCCATAACATTTTTTTTAAAATTAAATATAATTGCTTTACCATTATCCTGTGAGTTGAGCAAATGTATATATTTGAGTTGACTAAACCTGGCAACTGGCTTGAAAGTGAAGACAAAGATTGGTCTTGGAAAATAGAACGGCTTTTGAGCCATCTTGAGTCTGCATTTTATGAGGCTAATGTTGCATTAAATTTATTTATGCAGCAGCAAAATAATCAAATAGAACAACAAGGGTTTTCGCAATTGCAATGGGAAAAAGAAATGCAAGAACGAAAAACCATCGAAACACTAGTTCGTGAGGAGTTAGGTTTATCCCCTTTTGAGTATCCTGAAAACTTACAATTTGAGGTGGATGCGAGGTTTAAACGAGGAAAGTGGAGTTCTGGTGAAATCCCTCGTAGCCACAAGCATTGTGTGATTTTTATTTATGCAAAATCTTTTCTGTATGCTCTTGATACTATTGATAAATTTGTAAAGGTTATTTCGAATGAACCTTATACTCCTGAGTCGATAAAAATCCTACACGATCAGATAGGTAAAGATTTCCCTGATCTCCGAGGGGTTAGGAATTCAACTCAACATCTCGAAGATAGGGCTCGAGGACTTGGTGCAGGAAGAGAACCGAAGCCTTTAAATCTCCAGCCCATAAGTAATACCTTCATATATGCACCGCAAGGTGCTTTGGTATTAAATAATCTGAATGGCACCAAATTCGGGTCAACTATGTCTGATGGTCACTATGGTGAAGTGGACATTTCACCTGAATCGTTATCAAAAATGCAAAGTATTATTCAGGGCGTTCTTGATTCGTTTAAGTGGGTTGGTAATCAGCAACACTTACCAAGCTAACTAAACTAAATTATTCATATTAAGGCTGCCATATGGCGGCCTTTTTTATTCCCCTCATTCTGAGAGGACTCACAGCAATTAAGGGGGGGGCTAAATGTCTGATCCGATTTCCGGTACTGGGCTGGCTGGTGGTGTCCTGACGGGAGCCAGCGTATATGGATTTCTGTCCGGAACCGATTACGGCGTGGTGTTTGGCGCGTTTGCCGGAGCTGTATTTTACATTGCAACCACTGCTGACCTGAGTGCAGCGCGCCGTCTGGCATATTTTCTGGTGTCGTATATCGCGGGGATCCTTTGTTCCGGGCTGGTAGGTTCAAAGCTGGCTCAGGTTACTGGCTACAGTGATAAACCACTGGATGCCATTCGCGCCGTGATCGTTTCTGCTTTAGCCGTCAAAATCCTGACGTTCCTGAATAATCAGGATATCGGCTCGCTGGTGGCGCTGATAACGCGCCGGGGAGGTTCAGGTGGTACAAAATGACCCATCGGCAACTTTAAATGCATTGCTTTGCGCTGGGGTAGTGCTGACCCTGATGTTTTATCGTCGAGGCGATTCGCGACATCGACCATGGATATCTCGCCTGGCGTGGCTGCTTACTGTCATCTATAGCGCGGTTCCGCTGGCATATCTGTGCGGTATCTACCCTTATTCATCGTGGGCCACTATCGGGGCCAACATTATTTTCCTGTCTGTGCTGGTCGTCGTCAGAGGTAACGTGGCACGCCTGGTTGATCATCTGAGGCAATAATGAACCAATCACAATTTCAGCAGGCGGCTGGTATCAGCGCCGGGCTTTCTGCACGCTGGTTTCCGCACATTGATGCGGCAATGAAAGAGTTTGGAATCACAGCAGTTAACGATCAGGCCATGTTCATTGCGCAAGTTGGGCATGAATCTGCTGGTTTTACCTCGCTGGTCGAGAGCTTCAACTACTCGGTAGACGGGCTAAAGAAAACCTTTGGTAAACGCCTGACACCGTATCAGTGTGAAATGCTGGGGCGAGTAGATGGTAAGCAGGTGGCCCACCAGCCGCAAATAGCCAATCTGGTTTATGGTGACCGCATGGGGAATAACAGCCAGGGTGATGGCTGGAAATATCGTGGTCGTGGCCTGCTTCAAATCACCGGCCGCGAGAACTACGCCAAATGCGGTGCGGCGCTGAAGCTTGATCTGATCAGCACACCAGAGTTGCTGACACAGGATAAGCATGCAGCCCGTTCTGCTGCATGGTATTTCACATTACGTGGTTGCATGATGTATTCAGGTGATGTTGTCCGTGTAACGCAGATCATTAACGGTGGCCAGAATGGACTGGCTGACAGAAATAGTCGTTATAACAAAGCGCGGGCGGCGTTGCTGGTATGACAGCGGTCCTTTCTTTTGTTAAGGCGCGGTGGAAAACAATCATTGTTTTGCTGATGTTGGCTGGTTCATTTCTTGCCGGGAACATTTGGAGTGAGCGGGACTGGCAAAAGAAGTGGGCTGACCGCAATAGCATGGAATCTTCACAGGAAGCGAACGCGCAGGCTGCCGCACGCTGGATTGAACAAGGGCGCATAATTGCCCGTGATGAGGCTGTAAAAGATGCACAAGCACAAGCCGCTAAATCTGCTGCCACTGCTGCTGGCCTGTCTGCCACTATTAGTCAGCTGCGCACCGAAGCAACAAAGCTTGCCGCCCGCCTGGACGCCGCAAAGCACACCCCAGATCTTGCCGCTGCCGTCAGAAGCAAAACAGCCGGAGCCGACGCCGCAGTGCTTGCCGACATGCTCGGACGCCTTGCAGAAGAAGCTCGATATTATGCTGAGCGATCTGACGAAAGCTACCGGGCTGGAATGGCATGTGAGCGCGTTTACGACTCGGTGAGAGAATCAAATAACAATCCTATAGCCTCGCAATAGCGGGGCTTTTTAACAACAGAGAAATGAGCATGACAGTAGTTCTTACAACTAAGCAGATTGAAGACCTAGCAGCATTCGCGAAAGAAGATGGTCAGCCCCAATACACCATCACCACTGGCACAATCCCGGAATTCGAAGCAGATGATGGCGAGATAATCCCTGAATACACAGGGCTGATCGCCTATTCAGAGTCACTAGAGCACGGTGTGTTGCAGCTCGACGACTAGCGGCATTACAGCAGGCATTCACTGAGTGCCTGCGATAATGCTTTTAGGTGGTTGGATTACAGGATAAAAATCAGGTCGAAGTAATAACCTCCTTTCATAGTGATTTTTCCTTCCTGATATAAATCACAAAGAGATTTGAAAGTTTCTTCTTGATTATCGTTCTCAGGAAACCACGCGGGTTGGAACGCAATTTTTCTTTTTTCATTCATTACTTTTAACATGTAAGGGATAACATACTGTTTTTTCATTTAAAGACCTCTCATATCGGGCGAAGAATCTACGCAGCGTTTAGGGTACTCGAAGTTACTTCTCAGCTTTAAAGCTGAACGTAAGCTGCTGAGAATAACCACTCTGTGTTTTGTAATGGCGTTGGGTAGATTCACAATTAGTGAGAATCAATCTCAATGTTAATGGGTCCTCCTGGCGGGGCTGTCTGCCACGGGGCGGCAGCGGCGCGGAAAACGGCTAGTTTTTCGGATCTAAGGTCATCATCATCATTTGCGCAGGTTATTGATCTAATTAGAGGCTATTTCGCGCAGATGTCGAATTGTTTAAAAAGTGTTCACCATCATGGACCAGGAAATTGCCGCTTTAAAACTGAACATCAACCAACTGGCAAGGATTACTGGCGTACACCGTCAGACGGTCGCCGCCAGGCTGAAAAATATTGAACCGGCCCCAGGTAGCAACAGCAAATTAAAGCTTTACCTGATAACCGATATTCTGACCGAACTGATGATCCCCACTGTGTCAGCCAATATCGATGATATGCCGCCATCGGACAGGCTTTCCCACTGGAAAGCAGAGAATGAGAGACTCAAGTTCGAGCAGGAAACGGGGCAGCTCATTCCCGCCGATGAAGTTGCGCGCGAATTCTCATTGATGGCGAAAGCCGTCGTCATGGTACTTGAAACCCTCCCTGATGTACTTGAGCGTGACTGTGCATTAACGCCTGTTGCGGTTTCTCGCGTGCAGAGCGTTATTGATGACCTACGCGATCAGATGGCGGAGAGGGTGCAGGACGCTGAAGCAGAGGAGGAAGAGCCAGAGGAGGACTGATGGCAAAGCGGGCATCCGCCAGAGGCATCCGCCGCGATGTTTCCGGTATCTTACGTGCCCCGCGTCGAATGCAGGTGGCCGATGCGGTCAGTACTTATATGCGCGTGCCAATGGGGGCGGGTAACTCCGTTCCATGGGATCCGGATCTGGCACCTTACGTGATTGAACCGATGAACTGCCTGGCATCGCGTGAATATGACGCGGTAGTGTTTGTTGGTCCGGCGCGAACGGGTAAAACCATTGGTCTGATTGATGGCTGGATTGTTTACAACGTTGTCTGTGATCCGGCTGATATGCTCCTGATTCAGATGACTGAGGAAAAGGCGCGCGAGCACTCCAAAAAGCGTCTTGATCGTACATTCCGTTGCAGCCCTGAAGTGAAATCCCGACTGAGCCCGCGGCGTAATGATAACAACGTATATGACCGCACGTTTCGCGCCGGGAACTACCTGAAAATCGGCTGGCCATCGGTCAATATCATGTCCTCATCGGACTATAAATGTGTGGCACTGACCGACTATGACCGTTTCCCGGAAGACATTGACGGGGAAGGTGACGCCTTTTCACTGGCATCAAAGCGAACAACAACGTTCATGTCGTCAGGTATGACGCTGGTTGAGAGTTCGCCGGGCCGCGATATACGTGACACAAAATGGCGCCGTAGCTCACCGCATGAAGCACCTCCCTCAACGGGAATTCTGGCGCTGTACAACCGTGGTGATCGCCGTCGCCTTTACTGGCCGTGCCCACATTGCGGTGAATATTTCCAGCCTGAAATGGACAATATAACGGGTTACCGCGATATCGCGGACCCTGTTCAGGCCAGCGAGAAAGCCTGTCTTCAATGCCCTGCCTGCAAAGAGCACATCACTCCGGATATGAAGCGTTCGCTGAATATGAAAGGCGTGTGGCTGCGGGATGGGCAAACCATCGACAACGATGGTGTTATCACTGGGGAAGGACGACGCTCGCGCATTGCCTCCTTCTGGATGGAAGGACCCGCCGCCGCGTACCAGACCTGGGCGCAGCTCATCTATAAATTTCTTACCGCCGAGCAGGACTATCAGGCCACCGGCAGCGAGGAAGCGCTGAAGACGGTAATCAATACCGACTTTGGGCGTCCGTATCTTCCCCGATCCAGTATGGAACAGCGAAAAAGTGAACTGCTTGAGCAGCGTGCGGAGGTTGTACCAAAGCGCTCTGTTCCGGACGGGGTTTGTTTTCTTATGGCGACCGTCGATGTTCAGGCGGGGCGCAACCGGCGTTTTGTTGTTCAGGTTACTGGTTACGGCAGCATGGGAGAACGCTGGCTGGTTGACCGCTACAACATCCGGCAGTCGATGCGCTATGACGCCAATGGCCTGAGCCAGCAGATTGACCCGGCAAGCTATCCAGAAGACTGGGATTTATTGCTGACCGATGTGTTTAACAAAGCCTGGCCATTGGCATCGGATCCGACACGGTGTATGCGGCTGATGGCGATGGCCGTTGACTCCGGCGGTGAGGATGGTGTGACCGACAACGCTTATAAATTCTGGCGTAAGTGTCGTCGGGAGGGACTCGGAAAACAGATTTATCTGTTCAAAGGCGACAGTGTCCGCCGATCCAAACTCATCTCCAGGACCTTTCCTGATAATACCGGACGTTCAAGCCGACGGGCACAGGCTTCTGGTGATGTCCCGCTTTACCTGCTCCAGACCGATGCTCTGAAAGACCGGGTGAACAACGCTTTGTGGCGTGATTCACCAGGCCCTGGCTATGTGCATTTCCCTGACTGGCTCGGCAGTTGGTTTTACGATGAACTGACCTATGAGGAGCGATCGACCGATGGCAAATGGAGTAAGCCGGGACGTGGTGCAAACGAAGCATTTGACCTGCTGGTCTACGCAGATGCGCTCGCCATCCTCCACGGCTACGAGAAAATCAAATGGCCCGCTGCTCCTGAGTGGGCGAGGCGGGAAACCTGGCTGGAGAACGCGCCGTCGGAAGCTGGCGAAGCGTCATCCCAGACACCAGAACCAGTACCCACCAAAAAAAGGAAGCGGAAAAAGCCCGTAACCAATGATGCTAACCCTTGGAGAACTTCAGGAGGATGGTTGTGAACCGTGTCGATATTGAAGCCATGATCCAGCGATATACCGAAGCCGAAATGGCGGTACTGGATGGCAAAACTATCCGTTTCAATGGGCAGGAAATGACGATGGAGAACCTGTCGGAAATCCGTAAAGGTCGGCAGGAGTGGGAGCGCCGTCTCTCTTCTGTTATTTCTCAGCGCCGCGGGCGGCCAGGTTACCGACTGGCGAGGTTTGAATGAGCCTTTTAGATGATGCGATTGGGGTTTTTTCGCCTGGCTGGAAAGCAGCCCGTCTGCAGGCGCGCGCGAAAATCAGGGCATATGAAGCCGTTACCCCGACCAGAACACACAAAGGGCGCCGTGAAAATCGTTCAGCTGATCAGCTCAGCAAAATGGGGGCGGTATCACTGCGGGAGCAGGCCCGGTGGCTCGATAACAATCACGATCTGGTGATTGGGGTGTTCGATAAGCTTGAAGAGCGGGTGGTGGGGAAAGCCGGAATTATCGTTGAACCTCATCCCAAACTGATGAACGGTAAAATCGCCAAAAAGCTGGCAGATCAGATCCGTAATAAATGGGCAGAATGGTCTGTCAGGCCAGATGTCACGAACCAGTTTACGCGTCCGATGCTTGAGCGCCTGATGTTGCGCACCTGGCTGCGGGATGGCGAAGTGTTTGCCCAGCTTGTCAGTGGAACCGGGAATGGTCTTACGCCAGCAGCCGGTATCCCTTTCTGGCTTGAAGCGCTTGAACCCGATTTTATTCCCATGAACAGCGATGCTGCCAGCCAGCTTAATCAGGGGGTATTCGTCGACAACTGGGGCAGACCAAGGAAATATCAGGTTTATAAAAGCCTGCCCGTTTCAGGCAGTCAGCTTGATACCAAAGAAGTGGATGCGGAAAACATGCTGCATCTTAAATTTGTCCGCCGTCTGCACCAGACCCGGGGCGTATCGATGCTGTCCGGTGTACTGATGCGCCTGAGCGCACTTAAAGAGTATGAAGATGCTGAGCTCACCGCCGCACGTATTGCTGCTGCGCTGGGGATGTACATCAAAAAGGGGGACGGGCAAAGCTTCGAAGAGAGTAACACTGCTTCCGATGATGATCGCGAAGTGATGATTCAGCCAGGCATCATTTATGACGATCTTAAGCCTGGTGAAGATATCGGCATGGTGAAATCTGACCGGCCCAATCCTAACCTTGAAACCTTCCGTAATGGGCAACTTCGCGCTGTCGCAGCAGGCAGCCGACTCAGCTTTTCAAGCACAGCAAGAAACTACAACGGCACCTACAGCGCGCAGCGACAGGAACTGGTGGAATCAACAGACGGCTATCTCATTTTGCAGGACTGGTTTATTGGTGCGGTGACCCGGCCAATGTACCGCGCCTGGCTGAAAATGGCGGTGGCCGCCGGCGAGATTAATTTACCCCGCGGTCTGGATATGGAGTCGCTGTACTCGGCAGTGTATTCCGGCCCTGTTATGCCGTGGATCGATCCGGTTAAAGAGGCCAATGCCTGGAAATTACAGATCCGGGGCGGAGCGGCAACGGAATCCGACTGGGTCCGCGCCAGCGGACGTAACCCGAACGATGTGAAGGCGCGCCGGAAGGCAGAAGTCGACGAAAACAAAGAGATGGGGCTGGTGTTTGACACTGACCCTGCCAATGACAAAGGAGGCACAAGTGCTGAAGCCAAAGAACCGGGCGCATCACCGTCCGAAAGCCAGCGCAAAAAGTAATTCCTGGTTCCGTATGCAGGCCAGCGCCGACAACGAAGCGGATATTTATATCTACGACGAGATCGGCTACTGGGGGGTGACGGCGCGCCAGTTTGTAAATGACCTGAAGGCGCTGGGCGACATTACCCATATCAACCTTCATATCAATTCGCCAGGTGGCGATGTCTTCGATGGCATCGCCATTTTTAATGCCCTTAAGCATCACGGCGCGGCGATCACCGTTCACATTGATGGTCTGGCAGCTTCAATGGCTTCTGTGATTGCAATGGTTGGCAACCCGGTCATTATGCCGGAAAACACGATGATGATGATCCATAAACCGTGGGGCTTTGCTGGTGGTGATGCCAACGACATGCGGGATTATGCCGATCTGCTGGATAAGGTCGAGTCAGTCCTGATCCCGGCATACGCTGAGAAAACCGGGAAAACGACCGAGGAAGTTGCCGCCATGCTGGAAGATGAAACCTGGATGGATGGTAAAGAATGCCTGGAGCATGGCTTTGCTGATCAGGTCACAACATCTCTGCAGGCGATGGCCTGTATTCAATCAAAACGTATCGAGGACTTTGAAAAGATGCCAAACAGCATTCGTAACATGATCACCCCGCCGCGCAATACTACCCAGCGCGAACCTCAGCAAACACAACCACAGGTGGAGACAACGACGACCACAGCGCCGGCGGCCACTTCTGATGAAGCCACTATCCGTGCACAGGTGCTTGCCGAGCAAAAGAACCGTGTTAACGCGATTAACGATCTCTTTGCGATGTTCGGCGGCAAGCATCATGAGCTGCAGAATAAATGCATCGCGGATCCGGAATGCACCGTTGCACAGGCAAAAGATGATTTGCTGGCGGCGCTGGGTAAAACTGCCACGCCGTCGAATAAAACCACCGATGCGCATATTTACGCCGGGAACGGTAACTTTGTTGGTGATGGTGTCCGCCAGGCGCTGATGGCGCGTGCAGGCTTCGAAAGCATGGAGCGTGATAACGTCTATAACGGCATGACGCTGCGCGAATATGCCCGTATGGCACTGACCGAACGCGGCATCGGCGTTTCCAGCTATAACCCGATGCAAATGGTCGGCATGGCACTGACGCACAGCACGTCTGACTTCGGTAATATCCTGCTCGACGTTGCTAATAAAGCGTTACTGCAGGGCTGGGAGGAAGCAGCAGAAACTTTTGAGCAGTGGACCAAGAAAGGCCAGTTGTCTGACTTTAAAACGGCGCATCGTGTCGGTCTGGGCGGCTTCTCATCCCTGCGTCAGGTACGCGAAGGTGCTGAATATAAGTATGTGACCACCAAAGATAAAGGTGAAAGCATCGCGCTGGCCACCTACGGTGAAATCTTCTCTATTACCCGTCAGGCGATCATCAACGACGATCTGAATCAGTTAACCGATGTACCTATGAAGATGGGCCGTGCAGCAAAAGGGACGATTGGCGACCTGGTGTATGCCGTGCTGACCGAAAACGCGAAATTGTCTGATGGTAAGCCGCTGTTCCATGCTGATCATGGCAATATTTCCGCAGGCGCGATTTCTGTAGCCAGCCTTGATGAAGCGCGCAAGATGATGCGTCTTCAGAAAGAGGGAGAACGTCCCCTGAATATTCGCCCGGCATTCATGCTGGTGCCAGTCGCCCTCGAAACCCTGGCAAACCAGACGATCAAGTCTGCCAGTGTGAAAGGGGCAGATATCAACGCCGGTATCATGAACCCAATTCAGAACTTTGCTGAAGTTATCGCGGAGCCGCGTCTTGACGCTAAAGACACCAGTGCCTGGTATCTGGCCGCCGCTAAGGGCACGGACACCATCGAAGTGGCTTACCTGAACGGCGTTGATACTCCGTATATCGATCAGCAGGAAGGCTTCACGACCGATGGTATTGCCACCAAAGTGCGCATCGATGCCGGTGTATCTCCTCTGGATTATCGCGGCCTGGCGAAATCAACCGGGAAATAATCCCTTCCACTCAAGCAGCACATCACAGCCCATCAGGGCTTTTTTTGTATCTGAATTCGGCCCCGTATGGGGCTGGATGGAGACTGAATTTATGGCGAAGAATTTTGTACAGCATGGCAAAACCATTGAGATTGCCAACACGGGCAGCGTTGCGATCCTGAGTGGTTCGCCGGTGATGGTGGGGAAAGTCGTGGCGATTGCCATTACTGATATTGCGGCAGGCCAGACGGGAGACGGTTTTGCCGAAGGTGTTTTCCTGCTGCCTAAGCTGACTACCGATGCGATCACCATCGGTGAGCAGGTTCATATCAAAGATGGAAAAGTGCAGAACGATGCGACAGGTGCCGATCTGGCCGGGGTTGCCTGGGAAGATGCTGCTGCCAGTTCCGCAATTGTAGCCGTGAAAATCAATGCTTAATCCCTTTGACAGACTTGTCAGCCGCATGGATGCGGTCACGGTAAACAAAATGGGAAAGCCAGCGACCATCAACGGGGAGCCAATGATTGTTATTCCGGCTGAGTTTCTGGAAGAAATGGGGCCTTTGAGCGGAACTGGGCGATCGCTGGTGGTGTTTACCTCAGGATACAGTCCGCGTCGTAATGACGTGGTGATTTTTGAAGGCGAGGAATTCCATCTTACCCGTCACGAACGCTTTAACGGCAAACCGCGCATCTTTATCGAGTAAGCAGGAGGGAATATGTCGATTAAGGGGCTGGAGCTGGCCATTGCTAACCTGAACAGCATCAGTAAAAGAGCTGTACCGCGCGCTTCCGCCCAGACGGTGAACCGTATCGCCACACAGGCGGTCAATCGTAGTGTGTCCGCTGTTGCGAAATCAACCCGCATCCCCCGAAAACTGGTCAGGCAGCGTGCACGGGTACGTCGGGCGACGGTGGCGAAACCGCGCGCTCTGATTCGCATAAACCGCGGTAATCTTCCCGCTATCAAACTGGGACCATCCAGCATGCGTCTGTCCCGGCGTAAACGTGATAAGTCAGGTACGAACAGTGAGCTGCGTGTGGGGCGCTTTCGTTTTCCTGGGGCCTTTATTCAGCAACTGGCAAACGGTCGCTGGCATGTTTTGCGGCGTACAACGAAGAGCCGGTACCCCATTGAAGTGGTCAGTATTCCCTTAGCAATTCCCCTGACCGAGACATTCCGGGCTGAAGTGCCAAAACTTATGGACGAACGTATGCCGCAAATTATGCGACAGAACCTGTCTAACCAACTGAGGCTAATCCTTAAACGATGAAAAACAGTGATATCCGAAAAGCCGTACTAACCGCGCTCCAGCGCAATATCTCAGATACAGTGACATGGTTCGATGGTCGTCCTGGGTTTCTGGATGAGCAGGATCTTCCGGCTGTTGCGGTTTACCTTTCTGACGCTCGAACCTCGGATGAAAGTGTTGATGAAGATATGTGGACAGCGGTGCTGCATGTTGAGGTGTTTCTAAAAGCCACGGCTACAGACAGTGCTCTGGATTCCTGGATGGAGGACCGCATCTATCCGGCAATGGCTGATGTTCCCGAACTGGCAAATCTTCTCGAATTGATGGCGGCTCAGGGGTATGACTATCAGCGCGATGAAGAGGCCATGACGTGGGGATCTGCCGACCTCAGTTATTCCATCAGCTACATTATGTGAGGACGTAATGACTACACCAAACCCACTGGCGCCGGTTAAGGGTGCCACCACCACGCTCTGGATTTATTCCGGATCGGGCAACCCGTTCGCTAACCCATTATCGGATGTTGACTGGACGCGCCTGGCAAAGATTAAAGATCTGCAGCCCGGTGAACTGACTGCCGAATCAAACGATGATACCTATCTGGATGACGATGATGCCGACTGGACTGCTACCGCGCAGGGGCAGAAATCGGCGGGGGAGGCCAGTTTTACGCTGGCCTGGAAACCTGCCGAGAGCGGGCAGCAGGATCTGGTTCGCTGGTTTGATGACGGTACCGTGCTGGCGTACAAAATCAAATACCCTAATGGCGCCATCGATGTATTCCGTGGCTGGGTAAGCAGCCTGGGTAAAACGGTGACGGCAAAAGACACCATTACCCGTTCTGTCAAAATCAGTAACAACGGCAAGCCAGGTCTTGCTGAAGACAGCGCTGCTGCAGTGATAGACGTAACCGGCGTCAGCCTGGATAAATCGACCACCACCGTTGCGGTTGCTACCACCACCACGCTGAATGTCACTGTGGCACCAGCCAGCGCGAGCGATCCATCTTTCCGGGCCACTACCACAGATGCAGGTAAAGCCACGGTGACTGCCTCCGGTACGGTGCTGACGGTAACCGGCATTGCCGCCGGAACCGCCGACATTATCGTGATGACCAACGACGGTCTGTTTGTCGCGACCTGTAAAGTCACCATTTCCTGACCTCCGGGGCTGTGGCCCCGCTTTCTGGAGTAATCCATGTTTTTAAAAAGTGAGCCGTTCGAACGCAACGGCAAGACCGTCACGCTCTACGAACTGTCGGCGCTGCAGCGTATTGAGCATCTTGAACACCTGAAGTCGCTGGAAAGTATCTCTGATGCCGATATGCAGGCGGCGATGGATATGACGATTAAATCCGGCGCACTGCTGGTGGCCATGTCTTTATGGCATGACCACCCCCTGAAAGGGACGCACAAAACGCCGAAAGAAGACGTTGAACAGATCCAGAATGAGGTGCTGATGACCTGGCCACTGGAGATTATTTCCGCTGCAGAGTACAGCGTGAAGCTGCTGTCCGGCATGGTGCCGCTGCAGGAAGCGAATGATCCGGAGGATGTAGCTGTAACTGAGCCAGTCAGTATGGAAAAGTCCTCGCCAGTGAGCTGACATTCGTCCTGAAACTGGCGCGTGAATTTCGCCGCCCGGACTGGCGCGCCATGCTTGCTGGTATGTCGTCAACGGAATATGCCGACTGGCGAACGTTCTACCAGGACAATTTTTTTAATGATGTGCAACTGGATGCACATTTTTCCTCGCTGATGCATATCGTCATTACCGCGCTTGACCCAAAAACCACATCAACCCCTGCCAGCTTCAGCCTGCTTTCACCTTCTGCGGAGGATATTTTCGACGATGAACCCGGTGACGCTGTGCTGATGGCAAAGGCCGAGGGCATTTCAGGAGGTGTTCGCTATGGCCCAGACGGCAGTGGGTGACCTGGTCGTTAACCTTGACGTTAATTCGTCAAAGTTCAACGAGCAGATGGAGTACGTAAAAAGGCAGTTTAAGCAGACGGGTGATGCAGCGAATGACTCGGCGCTGAAGGTGCAGCAGTCATTTACCCGCCAGGAGAACGCCGCGAAGAAGGCCGGTATTTCTGTCGGCCAGTACAACGCGGCGATGCGTATGCTGCCTGCGCAGTTTACGGATATCGCCACCCAGCTGGCCGGTGGGCAGAGTCCGTGGCTTATCCTGCTGCAGCAGGGCGGTCAGGTGAAAGACTCCTTCGGCGGTATTATTCCGACCTTTCGGGCGCTGCTGGGCAGCATATCGCCAGTGATGGTGGGGGTTGGCGCGCTGGCTGCCGCCACTGGCGCGGTGGTTTACGCCTGGTATCAGGGCTCGTCCACACTGTCTGATTTCAATAAAACGCTGGTTCTGTCCGGTAATACTGCCGGGCTGACCTCAAACCGCATGCTGGTGCTGGCGAAATCTGGCGAGCAGGCGGGACTCACGTTTAACCAGACCAGCAGTGCGCTGACGGAGCTGGTTAACGCCGGAGTGCGTGCCGGTGCCCGGTTCGATGAGATGAGCCAGGCGGTAGCGAAATTCACCGATGCGTCGGGTGTGCCGGTCGATAAGGTGGCAGCGGCATTCGGCAAACTGACGAACGATCCGACCTCTGGTCTTATTGCCATGGCGCAGCAGTTCCACAACGTTACAGCGGAACAGATTGCTTATGTGGCGCAGTTGCAGCGTGCCGGTGATGAGGCCGGGGCTCTACAGGCAGCTAATGATGCGGCGACGAACGGTTTTCGCGAGCAGACAAAGAGCCTGCGCGACAATATGGGGTCGATTGAGACTGCTGCCGAAAGCCTGAAGCGTGCCTTTAAATCGATGTGGGATGCGGCGCTCGATATCGGGCGGCCTGACACCACGCAGGAGATGGTTGCCAAAGCGGAAGCGGCCTTTAAGCGGGCAGATGAAATCTGGAATCTGCGTAAAGGTGATGGTTATGTCAATGATGATGCGCGCGCCAGCTACTGGAACGATCGGGAATCTGCACGCCTTGCACTGGAAATGGCGCAACAGCAGGCCAGTGTGGCAAAGGCAACTGAGGATAACGCCGCGCGCGAGGCTGTGATTGAATCTGACCGCCAGAAGTATGCCGCGCAGGCGCAGTCGAATTATGCAAAGACGCAGACTGCGCTGGAGAAGTACACGGCCCGTCAGAATGAACTGAATAAAGCGCTAAAAGACGGTCGGATCCTCCAGGCTGACTACAACATCAATCTGGAAGCTGCGAAAAAAGAATACGACGACTCGCTGAAGAAACCCAAAGCCCCTTCAGCGGTAAAAACACCCGCAGGTGTAAAAAGTGTCGATACTGCCAGCGCGCAGACGCTGGAGCTGGAGGCTCAGTTACGCACTCTGCAGGAGCACAAGAGCATCACGGATACTATCAGCCAGCAGCGGCAGGAACTGTGGAAACAACAATCCCGCTTTTCGGTGCTTGAAGAGGCCGCCAAAAAGCGTACGTTAACCGCCGATGAAAAATCGGTGCTGGCGAACAAAGACGAGGTACTGGCGCGGGCCGAAGTGAATGCCCGGCTGGGCGATCAGATTGTTGCCCAGGAACGGTTAAACCGCCTGCAGGACAGCTCGCAGAAGTACGTTACCCAGATTGGGGAGAAGACCCGAGCGCTGGTGGCCGGTGGCAGCATGAGCAGTCGTGGCGCGCAGCGGCAAAACGAAGAGGCACAGCTGCGGCAGGGCTGGATGAATGCCGGGGGTACGGACACCGATCAGGGTTATCAGAACGAACTGGATGCACTGAAGAAATATTATGCCGCACAGGACGAGCTCCGCGGCAACTGGCAGGCCGGGGCGAAATCAGCGTGGGCTGACTATGCCGATTCAGCGGCTGATGCCTATGGTTCGATGAAGTCCGCTGCTTCAGCCACATTCGATGGTATCAGCCAGAATATGGCCGATATGCTGACGACAGGGAAAGCAAACTGGGCAGATTTCACCCGTTCCACGTTGTCGATGCTGACGCAGATCCTGATGAAGCAGGCTATGGCTGGCCTGGTCAGTTCTGCCACGTCAGCGCTGGGCTTTGCTGGTGGTGGTTATACCGGGTCCGGCGGCAAGTATGAGCCTGCAGGTGTGGTGCACCGTGGAGAGTTTGTCTTTACGCAGGAAGCCACCAACCGAATCGGTGTTGGCAACCTTTATCGCATGATGCGCGGTTATGCGACTGGCGGCCTGGTCGGGGGGAGTGGCGGTGGCGTTGCTTCTCCTTTTGGCGTCAGCGTGTATGCGCCGGTTTCGGTTACAACAGGCCAGGTGGATTCTGGTCAACAGAAAGGAAGCGGCGATGCGCTGGGGAAAGCCTATCAGCAGGTGATCAAAAGTTCCATCAGGGAAGGTATCACCAGAGAAGTCCGGCCCGGCGGCATCATCTGGAATGCAACAAAACAGAGGTAAGCTATGGCGATCGAGCATTTTGCATGGCGGATTAAAGCATCCAGCCAGCCGACCCTGAAAAGTAAGGATACCATCCGTACGGCGCAGTTTGGTGATGGCTATAAGCAGGTGTCAGGTGCCGGGCTGAATGATGAAACGCTCAGTTATGAGTTTTCATTTACCGGCGAACCGCAAACCGTCCGGGATATTTATGCTTTCCTGCGGCGCCATAAGACGAAATCATTTTCGTTTGCCCCGCCAGGCGGTGATCTTGCGCTGTGGCGCGTTGAGGCAGACAGCCTGCAGCGCGTCACCAAAAGTAAAACGGTGGAAACCGTTTCGGCCACGTTTGAACAGGCATTTGCACCATGAGCTTAAACAGTGATTATCAGAAACTTGAGCCGGGCAATGCTGTCCGGCTTTTTGATGTCGATGGCACCGCATTTGGTGTTTCAGACGTTCTCCGCTTCCACGCCCACAATATTGCCCACACTGTCGATGAAATCGCCGCTGCTGGTGGCGATGAAAATAAGCTACCGGCGAAATCGATCTGGTGGCAGGGGCAGGAATATAAAGCCTGGCCTTGTCAGATAGAGGGTATTGAGACGGCGACCGACGGGACCAGCGCGCAGCCAACGCTCTCGGTCGCTAACCTGGACAGTTCCATTACGGCGTTGTGTCTTGCTTATGATGACCTGCTGCAGGCAAAGGTCACTGTTCATGACACGCTGGCGCAGTATCTGGATGCGAAAAACTATCCGGGTGGCAACCCGTCGGCGGATCCTCAGCAGGAAAAGCTGAAGGTGTTTTATATAGACGCCAAGAGCACTGAAACCAACGAAGTGGTGGCGTTTACGTTGTCCAGCCCGATGGATCTGCAGGGGCTGATGATTCCGACACGCCAGCTACATTCGCTTTGTACCTGGTGCATCCGTAACAAATACCGCTCCGGTGATGGATGCGACTATGCCGGGACGCGCTATTTCGACAAACACAACAACCCGGTTAACGATCCATCGCTCGATGAATGCCCCGGTACACTCACTGCGTGCAAGTTGAGACATGGTGAGGGGAACGAGTTGCCGTTCGGTGGTTTCCCTGGCACATCACTGATCAGGAGCTGATATGCGTCAGAAAATTATCGACGCCATTATGGCGCATGCTGCTGCTGAATATCCGCGCGAATGCTGCGGCGTAGTGGTGCAAAAAAGCAGAGTGCAGCGGTATTTTCCCTGCCGCAATCAGGCAACCGATCCGACAGAGCATTTCCACCTGTCACCGGAGGATTATGCCGCTGCCGAAGACTGGGGTACGGTGATTGCCATTGTCCACAGTCACCCTGACGCAACGACACAGCCGAGCGAACTGGATAAAGCGCAATGTGATGCAACGCTCTTACCCTGGCACATCGTGAGCTGGCCGGAGGGGGATCTGCGTACCATCCAGCCTCGGGGAGAACTGCCGCTACTGGAGCGCCCGTTTGTGCTCGGTCACTTCGATTGCTGGGGGCTGGTGATGAGTTACTTCAGGCAGACGCATGGTATTGAACTGAAGGATTACCGCGTGGATTATCCCTGGTGGGAGGACAGTTACCCAGAAAACTTCTACCACGATTGCTGGTATGAATGCGGATTCCGTGAATTCAGTGGCGTACCGCAGCCAGGTGATATGGTGATCATGCAGGTCCAGGCCAACAAGTGGAACCATGCAGGGATACTGCTGGAGGGTAACATGCTGCTCCACCATCTGTATGGGCATCTGAGCCAGCGAGTGCCGTATGGGGGATACTGGCAAGAACGGACGATGAAGGTACTACGCTATAAATCTCTGTGCTAACCTTTTGCAAAACCAAAGGGGATAGGGATATGAAAAAAATATTGCTGGCTTTTTCTTTGTTAATTATGGCTGGTTGTTCGAGTATGCAGGATCTCAGAAAGGAGCCTGCGTCAAACTCTTATCAGTCGAAGAAACAAATTGACCCAGTAGCTGAATGTATACTCGTTGGCTGGCAAGAAGAAAGCCAAAAATATGGAAGCGTTTTTATTCAGCCTTTTGAAGGTGGTAAAACTGTATTTACGCAATCTCAACTTGAAATGGTTGATTTAATATCGGATGGCGGAATTACCAAGGTAGAATTTCGTCATCAAGGTGGGCTATTCGCTTATCGAATCAACAGCCGGATTAAAGTAATAGAACGCTGTCTATAACCAAGAGTTAACCCGCTTCGGCGGTTTTTTTTATGGTGATAATATGAAAGAAGTAATGACAAAAATACAGCTTGGTGGAGTGTTAGGAAAGACCTTCGGTAGAACCCATCAACGACTGATAGCGCGAACTGGTGAAGCTGCTATTGCTCTAAGTAAAACAATACCCGGCTTCGAAAGTTACATGATCAGCAGTAAACGTCGCGGATTAACTTTCGCGGTGTTTAGAGGAAAAAGGAATATCCCTGCAGATGAGATGGGTTTTCCCTCTGAAGGCGACGTAGTAAGGATCATGCCTGTAATTATTGGCAGTAAAAGAGCTGGTCTTTTTCAGACCATATTAGGAGCTGTTTTGATAACAGCTGCTGTCTTCGTTTCTGGCGGTATTGGCGCAGCATTCGCGGCTGGAGGTTTGACGGGGTTTGCCGCAGCCACTGGTGCTTCATTGGTCCTCGGCGGGGTTATTCAACTTCTTTCTCCGCAGCCTTCCGGTATAGCCAGCAAACAAAGTGCTGACAACCGTGCTTCGTATGCTTTCGGCGGAGTAACCAATACAACTGCGCAGGGATATCCTGTTCCTCTTGGATATGGTAAGCGTCGAATTGGTGGGGCGATTATTTCTGCCGGAATATACGTCGAAGATCAGCAGTAAGAAAAAATCCTTTTCTCAGGCTACCTCAGGGTGGCTTTTTTTATGGGCGCGATATGGCTTTAGCAACCACGATTAAAGGCCGCAAGGGCGGCAGTTCCAGTTCCCGAACCCCAACCGAACAGCCAGATGATCTGCAGTCGGTAGCGAAGGCAAAAATACTCGTAGCGCTGGGAGAAGGTGAGTACGCAGGACAGTTGACTGGCAAGGATATTTATCTGGATGGTACTGCGCTTGAGAATGCGGATGGCTCGCAGAATTTCAGTGGCGTAGTGTGGGAGTTCCGCTCAGGGACGCAGGCGCAGAATTACATTCAGGGTATCCCTGGTACTGAAAATGAGATCAATGTTGTCTCTGAGGTTTCAAGTGCAACAGCATGGACACGTACCTTTACCAATTCCCAGCTTTCAGCCGTTCGTCTGCGCCTGAAATGGCCATCGTTATTTAAGCAGGAAGATAACGGCGATCTGGTTGGGTATTCGATCAATTATGCGGTAGATCTGCAGACTGATGGTGGTACGTGGCAAACCGTACTCAATACCAGCGTAACCGGGAAAACCACCTCAGGCTACGAACGCAGCCACCGTATTGATTTACCTCAGGCTGGCAGCACCTGGACAATTCGACTTCGCAAGATCACCGCTGATGCCAATAGCGCGAAGATCGGCGACACAATGACACTGCAGAGCTTCACGGAGGTAATTGACGCCAAATTGCGTTATCCAAATACCGCTCTGCTGTACATCGAATTTGACTCAAGCCAGTTCAATGGCTCTATCCCACAGATTTCTTGCGAGCCAAAAATGCGCGTGATCCTTGTACCTGATAATTACGACCCTGAAACGAGGGCTTACAGCGGTACATGGCAGGGGGCATTTAAATGGGCATGGACCGATAACCCGGCGTGGATTTTTTACGATCTGGTGGTGTCAGACCGCTTTGGTCTTGGTCACCGGCTCACTGCGGCGAACATCGATAAGTGGACGCTGTATCAGGTGGCCCAGTATTGCGATCAGCCAGTCCCGGACGGTAAAGGTGGCAGTGGTACCGAACCACGCTATACCTGCAACGTTTACGTTCAGGACCGAAACGACGCCTACACGGTCCTGCGTGATTTTGCCGCTATATTCCGTGGCATGACCTACTGGGGCGGTGATCAGATTGTGGCCCTGGCTGACATGCCGCGCGATGTTGATTACAGCTACACGCGTGCTAACGTTGTTGACGGTCGCTTCACCTATTCGAGCAGCACTTCGAAAACGCGCTATACCACAGCGCTTGTGTCATGGTCTGACCCAGGCAATGCTTACGCCGACGCTATGGAGCCTATATTTGAGCAGGCGCTGGTGGCACGGTATGGCTTCAACCAGCTGGAAATGACAGCCATCGGCTGCACCCGGCAGTCAGAAGCGAACCGAAAGGGGCGCTGGGGTATTCTCACCAACAACAAGGAGCGCGTTGTTTCGTTTGATGTCGGGCTGGACGGAAACATTCCGCAGCCGGGTTACATCATCGCCGTGGCAGACGAGTTGCTGTCCGGAAAAGTTATGGGCGGGCGTATCAGCGCCGTTAATGGCCGCGTTATCAAACTTGACCGCGTAGCTGATGCAGCAGCAGGCGATCGCCTTATTCTCAATCTTCCCTCCGGTGCGTCACAGAGCAGGACTATTCAGGCGGTTAGCGGGGAATCAGTCACTGTCACCACGGCATACAGTGAGACACCACAGGTTGAAGCTGTTTGGGTGGTTGAGTCGGACGAACTTTACGCGCAGCAGTATCGTGTTGTCAGCGTCTCCGATAATGGCGATGGCACATTCTCTATTACCGGCGCATGGCACGACCCGGATAAATATGCCCGTATTGATACCGGAGCCATCATTGATCAGCGGCCGGTGAGTGTGATCCCGCCGGGCAATCAGTCGCCGCCAGCCAACATCGTGATCAGTTCGTTTTCAGTGGTGCAGCAGAATATCAGCGTCGAAACCATGCGTGTGAGCTGGGACCAGGCGCAGAACGCTATCGGCTACGAGGCACAGTGGCGCCGCAATAATGGTAACTGGGTAAACGTGCCGCGCAGCTCCACCACTTCCTTCGATGTACCGGGTATTTATGCCGGGCGTTACCTGGTGCGTGTGCGCGCCATTAACGCCTCTGAAATTTCTTCTGGTTGGGGCTATTCAGAAGAAAAAACGCTGACGGGTAAGGTGGGAAATCCGCCAAAACCTGTCGGCTTTGCGACAACTCCGATCAACTGGGGGATTCGCCTGAACTGGGGATTCCCGGCTAACACCGGGGACACACTGAAAACGGAAATTCAGTACACCGCGAACAGTGATTTCTCCAATCCTCTTTTGCTGTCGGATGTGCCTTATCCGTCTGCCGAATACACTCAATTGGGGCTGAAGGCTGGGCAGGAATTCTGGTACCGCGCACAGTTGGTAGACAGAACGGGTAATGAATCCGGCTGGACCAACTGGGTTCGTGGTGAATCCAACGCGAATGCTGACGACTACCTGGGCGATATTGCCGATGATTTTCTGACGTCTGCCGATGGTGACCGCCTGACAAGCGACATTGATACCAACCTGGAAGCTGCGTTGCAGAATGCGCTGGCCAACCATGGAACGGTGGAACACCAGTGGGCGCAGTATGGCGAAGTGCGCGCGGATATTCTGGTGGTTAAAACGACCATTGCGCAGGTGGATAAGGCCATGGCTGAAATGTCCACGCAGGTGCAGGCGCAGTTCAATGATGTGACTGCAGCTCTGGAAGATAAACTCACCGCCGTGGTTGATGCCTCCGGAGCATCTGCGATTTACACCCTCAAAACCGGAGTACGGATTAATGGTGTGATGTATAACGCAGGGATGTCGATTGCAGTGCTGGCAGAAGCGGGTAAGCCGGTAGTCACCCGCGTCGGGTTTAACGCCAGCCAGTTCGTCCTGATGAGTGGCAGTAGTGATACGCAATATTCGCCGTTTGCTGTTGTTAATGGTCAGGTGTTTATCAGCGATGCATTTATCCAGTATAGCCAAATTACACTGGCGAAAATTGGCGAGCTGCGGTCCGCTAACTATGTCCAGGGTCAAACCGGCACCATCATGAAATCCGATGGGACGTTTGAAATTAACGGTGCAGTTTCAGGTGAAGGGGCAATGAAAATAACCAATATTAACCAGAGCGTTAAAGATAAAAATGGGGTTCTGCGCGTACAGTTTGGTCGACTGACTGGAGTCTGGTAATGGCTGAGTGGGGGTTTGCTTCATGGGATGCCAGTGGCGTCCCAAATAACTACGGCGTTAAGCCAGTAAGCCTGGTAGGCAAAATAGATTTAAATGAGGGTCAGAAATCAGGCTCATATTCATTTACTGTGCCTGCCGGATTCAAGCTGGGCTATATGGTCGGTCTATCTCCGTCATTTGATAATTACCAGGCAGGGCGAAGAACAATCAGTGTGAGTGGCAATGCTATCGTTATCGGGAGTGCCGGTGATAATTCCATCGGTACTAACGTATATGTGGCAGACAAAACCCAGGTAGTTGTATTTCTGGAGAAAGCCTGATGGATTACGGGATAATGATAGTTAATGATGCAGGCAATCCCTTCATTACACCACAGTCTGTTCCCATATCGCTTTACTCGAAAGGTACTGCTAACTCTATAAAACTGAGTTCAGGTAACAGTAGTGCAACAGTAACGCTGGCGAGGCCAAATAACTGGGGGGCTGTGATTCCGTTTGCCTATACGACGCAGCCATGTGCCCTGAAGGCATCTGTTGATGCAAATAATAATCTGGTTGTGACTGCAATCAATATCCTGGCCGCATCGTTCACTTTGTCTGTTTTTTTGTTTACTGAGTTTACCCCCACACTTCCTGATTACGGTTTTGCATCCTGGAATGCTGCCGGGGATTTGGTTTTCACTAATGAGATGAAGGTACTCACGGACGTCCAGACATTGGGCAATCCGGCCTCAGATACTGATTCCGGGATAATGCTGGATAAAACTCTGACCGGGCGGTTCGCGGTCATTCCACAGATGACAGGTGTTATTCACTGGAGGAACTATGTGGCTGGGAACATAGTGCAGATACCCAACGGGTTCTCAGCGTATTTCAATGGGAGCACCACCAGAGTGAACAGCCAGGCATATATTTTTACAGGCGGTAGCGGCTGGGTTCAGGCTGGTTACAGCAATAACGCAAGGGCAGCAATTGTTCTTGATGTATCGAAGTATCTATAGCCTCAGTTTCTTCTTCACAAAATATCAATTCATTCTATCTAATAATATCCGGAGTCATTATGTCCGCAGGAACACTCACTCTGACGAATAACTCTGCTGCTGTTTCCGGTAGCGGAACTGCATTTACTACAGAACTGGCAGCCGGTGACTTTATTGTCGTTACAGTCGGCGGCATTCCATACACCCTTCCGGTTAAGACCGTTAACAGCAATACATCACTGACACTGGTGAGTAATTTCACCGGACCAACGCAGTCAGGTGCAGCCTGGTCTGCAATTCCTCGGGTTGCGATGAACCTGGTCACCGCGGCTGTAGTTACACAAGCTGCTGAAGCGCTGCGCGGGCTGAATTATGACAAACAGAACTGGCAGCAGGTATTCAGTGGTACGGGAAATATCACGGTAAAACTGCCGGATGGAACTTCTTACACCGGGCCAGCCTGGGGTGAAATAGCAACAACGCTTAACGGAAAAGCGAGCTCAGGTGCTAACAGTGATATCACCAGTCTTTCTGGGCTAAAGACCGCACTTAGCATAAGCCAAGGAGGCACCGGCGCAACCGGCGCGGGTGGCGCACGCACTAATTTAGGATTAGACAGAATTTCTCAGAGTGCATCAAATACCGGCATTAGTAGCCCTGACGGATCACAAGCACTCACGATTACCAATAACGCATGGGGCATGTATCTTAAAGGGACAAATACCACTAATCCGCTGCCCATATATTCAGGAGGCACTGGCGCTAATAACGCAGCAGGGGCGCGTGCAAATCTCGGTATGACAACGGACTCTAACGGTTTTTTAAAAGTGGCATCGCCAATCGTTAAGTTGTTTGCCGATGGCGGCTCCGTTTTAAACGATGAAGCCGAGGGCGTAATTACTGAGCGCTTGAGTGTGGGTGTTTATAAAGTCTCCGGCGTGCTGGGTTTTAATGCTGATCCGGTTTGGGGAGGCAATGATGGTGGCTATGTTATCCCGCAAAATAGCAACAGTCTGCCGTTGCTTTGGGTTGATTGTAAAATAACCCCTGACGGTGACATTATCATCCATACGTATCATCGTGTGCATAGCAATGCGCCAGAATTTGCCAGAAACCTAATTGGTATTAAAAATGACGACGGCTCCTTTACCGAAACGGTTAAAGATGGCGAGCCGGTGGATATTCCGGCTGGTCGATGGATAGATTTGCGTGTTGAGATGCCGGAGAGCAGCATCTGGAACCAGAAACAGAAGGAGGTGCAGGGGGAAATGGAAAAAGCTGAACGCGAACGCGAGCAAAATCAGCAGGGTACTCAGTCGTAAAATGATGGTTGCCGCAACACCGCCGCATGCAAGAGCGTGGTTGCGGCTGACTGGCGAACGTTCGATAGTGCGAGTATTGAATGATTGCCAGTCACGGCGGATTGTACTTAAGCAATATGACGGTTCAAGACGTTTAATCTGAAACCAGCCACATATCAGCCTCTTCAAACATTTCCTGAACAGTACGGCTTATCTGTTCCTTCTCATGCTTGCTGGCGTCAGTGTTGACCGCCGGTAGCGTCATCATCGGTTTAACCCGAACATCAGCATCGGGGAAGATCCGGTGAACCCTCCTGGTCAATTCGTCCAGAATAATATCTTTTGCACCGGGCAGACCATCAAAATTCCTTTTGTCATAAACGAGTTCCACGAACATGCTTTAACTCCTCTTTACTGTGTTTAATGTCAGTATATACTGTATGTATAAACAGTATAAATGTGAGTGAGTTTATTATGAAGTTTTATTCACCAGCTGAGTTGCGCCAGATAGTTGCGCTTCCCTTATTTAGTGATCTTGTCCCATGCGGTTTTCCCTCACCCGCGCAGGATTACGTTGAACAACGTATTGATCTCAATGAACTATTAGTTCAGCACCCTTGTGCAACATACTTCGTGAAGTCGTCCGGTGATTCTATGACTGGAGCGGGGATCGGAAATGGCGATTTGCTGGTCGTCGACCGTTCCAGAAAGCCTTCACATGGAGATATTGTTATCGCTGCCATCGATGGCGAGTTCACGGTTAAACGTCTTCAGTTACATCCAATACTTATGCTTGTTCCTGAAAACAGCGCCTATGCGCCCATTACGATAAACAGCGAAGATATGCTGGATATCTTTGGTGTCGTGACATTTATCGTGAAAGCGGCAAGCTGATATGTTTGCCCTGGTTGATGTGAACTCGTTTTATGCGAGTTGCGAGACTGCATTCCGGCCAGATCTGAAAGGCAGGCCGGTAGTTGTTCTGTCAAATAACGATGGCTGCGTGATCGCCCGCAACGCTGAAGCCAAAAGAGCTGGTGTGAAAATGGGGGATCCGTATTTCAAGCAGAAGGACTTATTCCGTCGATATGGTGTGGTTTGTTTCAGCAGCAATTACGAGCTTTATGCAGATATGTCCAGCAGAGTAATGTCCACGCTGGAGGCAATGTCTCCCCGCTGCGAAATATATTCAATTGATGAGGCCTTCTGTGACCTGACAGGTGTAAGAAACTGCCGGGTTCTGCAGGAGTTTGGGCAGGAATTAAAAGACGCCGTTTATCAAAATACGGGTCTGGCGGTTGGCGTTGGTATTGCCCAGACAAAGACGCTGGCGAAACTGGCGAATCATGCCGCCAAAAAATGGCCGAGACAAACGGGTGGGGTGGTGGACTTATCTAACCAGGATCGCCAGCGCAAACTGATGGCAGCACTGCCGGTTGATGAGGTCTGGGGAGTAGGGCGGCGTATCAGCAAAAAGCTGGAGGCTATGGGGATTAAAACGGTTCTGGATCTGGCTGATACTGATATTCGTTTTATCCGGAAGCACTTTAATGTAGTCCTCGAGAGAACGGTGCGCGAACTGCGCGGTGAACCCTGTCTTGAACTGGAGGAATTTGCCCCCGTAAAGCAGGAAATTGTCTGTTCCAGATCATTCGGGGAACGTATTACAGATTATGACGCTATGCGACAGGCCATCTGCAGTTATGCGTCGCGCGCAGCAGAAAAGTTACGTGGAGAGCATCAGTATTGCCGCTTCATATCTACTTTTGTTAAAACGTCACCCTTTGCGCTGAACGAACCGTACTACGGTAACAGCGCGTCGGTGAAGCTGCTCGCCCCGACACAGGACAGCCGGGATATCATTGCAGCAGCGACGCGGAGTCTGGATGCAATATGGAAAGACGGGCACAGATATCAGAAAGCAGGGGTAATGCTGGGGGACTTCTTCAGTCAGGGCATCGCCCAGTTGAATCTGTTCGATGATAATGCGCCGCGCCGGGGTAGTGAGAAATTGATGGAAGTTCTGGATCATCTGAATGCAAAGGAAGGAAAGGGGGCGCTTTATTTCGCCGGACAGGGGATACAGCAGCAATGGGCGATGAAGAGAGAGATGCTGTCACCACGATACACGACCCGCTATGAGGACCTGCTTCAGGTTAAGTAACAGGCTTAATTAAATCTGCTCCCTGATTTTTCACATTCCCGACAGCACGCGTTACGGCATGCCATATAAATTTATCAGCCGACACGGAACCGTTGGCCGCAATTTCCGCAGCTTCTTTCCCTCCAGTGTCCTGCCTCATCCATTCGCGCGCGACTTCTGGTGAAAGTACCAGAGGCCGCCTGTCGTGTATATCTACCAGTCCTTTGTCGGCCGCGGCTGTCACTATCAGGAAACCTTCAGCTTCATCTCCACGTTCGAATGGTGTGCTGCCGATCGCCGCCATAAATATTGGCTGACCGTCTGCCCGGTGAATAAAGTAGGGTTGTGTCTTGTCGCCTTCCTTTTTCCACTCAAACCATCCATCAGCAAAGCAAATCGCGCGGCCATGCTGCCAGAGTGGTTTAAACATTCTGCTGGTGGCCGCAGTTTCAGACCGTGCGTTAATGAGCGGCTGTTTATCCCACCAACCGGGGGCGTATCCCCAGATCACTGGATCAAGATGCAGCTGCTCATCACGTTCGCTCAGAAGCAGAACTTTTGTTCCTGGCGCTACATTGAATCTTCCGATGGGTTCTGGATCGTATGGAATATCGCGTACTGATTCATCAGCGAGCAGGGCAAGATAATCTTCACGCGTCATTGACTGTGAAAAGCGTCCACACATAGAAACCTCCAGCCATATGTCAGACTGAAAGTATAGGGCAGTAAGAAAAAATGGTGCGCACCGTTAAAGATTTAAAAGGAGCTTGTAAGGTAAATCGGAATGATGGTTTTGTGAATTGATGAATTCCGAAAGTGAAAAGGTTACTTATTCTTTGTGTGGTAGCGATCCGTGGGGGCATTTGACGGGATTATTCCCCCGTAATTCCCCGTTGCTTCCCCGTTCAGAAAACAGGCATAAAAAAACCAGCCGTAACAGGCTGGTTCTTAGAGGATTTTTGGTCGGCACGAGAGGATTTGAACCTCCGACCCCCGACACCCCATGTCGGCTACTCTAAGCCGTAGTATTTTTTTAAGGCTAACGTGGCCACTTCTGTAACGACGGCAATTCCTATTCCCATTGCACCATGCGCTGCTTTTCCAACGACATTAGCAAGCCAGTTACTTACGGATTGCCCATAATTTCCGTTTCTGGGTGCAATTGGACCATCTGAAGTAATCGCTATTTCTAAATCTCGGACATCATCTTGAGAGAATCCTTGTTCCGTTAAATATTTTTTTAACGACTCAAGATCATTCTTTGAAATGTTATTTGTAACCGAGATATTATTCTCATTACCAAAATTAATAACTGTATTATCACCAAAAATAGAGTTATGAAATAGCGATGCGGTATCAATATTTTTAAGCTTTTCCATCATGGATTTTTCTCCAGGAATTTCATCAACATGATCTGAAAGCTCAAGGGTAAAGTCCAATAACCTTGATCTAACTTGTGTTAAAATTGATACAAAATTATGTAGTGCGATTTCTTTATAGCACCGAGTCATTTCATACCCCCGTTCGATACTTTTACAGTATTTTAAGTATGCAATATCTAAGGGGATTGGCTGCTGAAGTGTATGGTTATCGCCTGCATTCAGCACTAAGTTTTCTACTTGGCTTATGGATAACCGGACTTCACTTTGAGTTGCATCCTCATAGTCATCGTCTTCAAGATAACCGATCGGCAATGGGAAGGCATTATAGTGGCGAACCCCGTTGTTGAGATCCGCTAGTATTCTGGTGGATACGATTCTGTAGTCAGGAAGTTGAGCATTATCTGGATAGCCATTGATCTCATAATTGACCCACGCAGCAAGCTCTTTTTTGCCTATTGAAAAAAGAAGGATCTTAGTTTTCAGAAGAGCGTTTGTTACGCCTTCGTTTCCTGAACTGAGTATCTGTATGATTTCTTCAAGCTGATTCAT